AACCTTTAGTCTCACCGTAATCTGACCAATTAATCTGGTAAGGTGTGCCAAGATAATATATAGTAGAATTGTCAGATTTCTTATGAAAATGACCAGAATACATAGCATCAAATTTAGAAAATATAGAAGGAGATAAACCAGATCTAGCGATTATCTGAGAATTTAAATAAAACCCATTAATCTCTAGATGACCGAATCCTATTGTAGATTTAGTTTGGGCAATAGTCTCGAGAGAAGATTTGGAATTCTGAGGATTAATCCATGGAACAAAAAGCATATTCAGTCCACCGATATTAACCTCTTCAACTTCCGAATAAGATGTTACATTAGGATAGAGTTCTGTTAACAAATCTATTGAATTAATTGTATTGGTATTTTTAAAATAAGTTGAATGATTACCTACTATACAATGAAGCGATATATCGTTCGCACTTAATTTATCAAACCACATTTTCTTAGTAAGATTAAATATATTATAATTAATATACTTCCTATGATCAAATGTATCCCCAAGATCAATAACTGTTGATATATTATTTTCTTTTAAATAAGGGAAAAAGATATTATCATAAAACTTCTTGAAATACTCTGAAAAATGTATACTATCATTCCTTGCACCAAAGTGCTGATCAGTTATACAGGCAATCTTCATTGAAAATAATCCTTCAATATTTCATTATAATATTCTTGCAGTTCAGCATTAGTATTGGATACATCGATGTTAAAAAGCTGTGATATATCTGCTCTATGAATTATACCTTTTTTAACATCTCTCTGCTTATTTTCTTTTTGGATCCTACGAATGAAGGCATAATATATTATTTGAGTAAAATAAGAAAACGGATTAGTTGATTTTTCTGGATTAAAATTATGAGCATATGCTATACAGTTTTCTATTCCATCTAGTATCATTTCATCTTTATAAGTATAGTTTCTAAAATTAGGTTTAGTTGCTAGATTTTTTGCTATCTTCATAAAACAGACTGCAGCCTTATCGGATATAGTAGGTCTTCTTTCTAGATCCTTATCTAAGTAATTTTGGTAGTTGATCCTATATTGAATCATTTCTTCTAGAAATTCTTTATTGTCGACATAATGAACTGGCTTATCTTTAACTTTTGGCATTATATTTTTCCTTTATCTTAAGATTATATTATAACCTATTTTTCATTAATTGTAAATACTAGTATTTTAAGGGCAGGTTACGATTCCTGCTGATCTTGTCCCTGTTGATTCAGGAATCCTTAATGGGCTCGTATCAACGCCCCGATCCGGTTACTCTATCACGTTTTGCTTGTACTGACTCAGTGAATGGATGCATTGAAACATTGGTTTCAATGGTAGCCTTTACAACCCGATAGCTTTCGACTCAGACGGTTGCTATAATTTTTATGTACTTGTTTAGTATTATATCAAATTAGCTTTCAATTGTAAACTATAAATTAATGATCTCGGTTGAAACATCAAACTCGGCTTCATTATAGATGTTGTAACGAGCATAGAAATGGTTGAGCGTGTAGTTTTTCTTCTTTCCCTTCCTAATATCATCTGCTATATCATATACATTACATTTATCTTTGGAATCGTGAAGACGGAGACCTCTACCAATAGATTGAAGTACTCGTACTTGAGATTTAGTTGGGAATGCAAGGATGATATTATGGAGGTTCTTAATATTAATACCAGTTGAATACGTTTGATATGATGCTACAATTATGACATCATCATTAGCTTCTGTAACATCCCGGGTTTCCTCTCTTTCCTCAGCTTTAACCATACCAGAAATATATCTGACATTCTTTGTGGTTAATGCTTTTATCTGTTTAGTTAATGGAATACCATGTTTCTCTACGTACTGAAAGAGAACTAGAGTATTACCCTCTAGGGACGTAGCAAGACGGGAAATGAACTGATTTCTTGCAGCATTTAGGACAAGATAATCACATTCCTCTTGATAAGTTTTAACCCGCATTGCTATCTTCTTATCTGAGATGGAATGATTTAGTATGAGGGAATTGATTTTAAGTTTTGATATTGTACCGGAATCCATCAATTCCTTGGTGGAAACAACTTTCTTGGGGACATCAAATAATCCAGAGAGAACTAATTTATTAGATTCGGTTCCATCCAGAGTTCCTGTTAATCCGAATCGGTACTTACAGTCCGGAAGTTTTTCCATAATGGACTTGAGAGATGCTGCTTTAGCAAGATGAGCCTCATCAACGAATATAACACCGAATTTCTCGAAGTATGGTCTCTTTTCTTTATATACAGATTGCCATGTTGAAATATATATTCTCTGCCAAGAATCTTTATCTTTACCACCGGTTATCATGTGACAATTTGTCTCCGAATGAAACCCGTAGTCCCCAAAATCTTTAAACATTTGGGATACAAGAGATATAGTTGGTACCAGAAGCAGAATCTTTTCGTGTTGTTTGAGAAGATAGTATCGGATCAGACAGTAAATGATTAAGGATTTACCAGAGGCGGTAGGACTTACTAGAAGAGCTCTATTTTGCTTTATGGAATGATGTATAGCTTCAGTTTGGTAATCTCTTAATTCGAGAGGAATATTTAAATGATTTATGAACTCGGTGACATCACCTTTATCTGTCTCATTAGATTCATCAAATATAGAGAATGTGTAACCTCTCGTATCAGCAAACCTAACCACCTCAAATTTAAGACCGTAATATATAAGAGATGTCTTCATATTAAAGAGTCTTATTTTACCATCCCACGCTCGGGTCTTATACGCTGGCATAAATTTTGCACCAGGAACTTCGAAGGTGAAATGATCTGACAATTCTTGGGCTATACCCTTATCAGTAGATATGCCCACAAAGATGTCATTTTTCTTGGTAATTATTATATCAGATTTATTGTTTGTTATATAATCCACTAATTCCCCGCCTGAAACTTTTCCCACTCAATTATATTTCTGATGTGGAAAGATCTTGCCCCTATTTCTTTTAATTTTTTCTCGAGATCTTTTTCTTGTATTTCAAGAGATATCATTTTTTTCTTAAGTTCTATGACATCAGAATCTCCTGAAATATACAAGGAGACGTCTGATTTTAATATCTTTTCTGGGAGGGGAAATTTTAAATAAACATCTGGATCAGCTTTACCGAGGAAATATTTCCATTTATCTAGATAAAGGACATCATATTCCATTCCATACCATTTACATTTAGCACAAACCTCATTATACTGGTTCATATATCTCGAGTATATTAGAGGGGTTTCTGCAGATTCGATAGTGAGTTTTGTTACATCAATTTTATCTAGATCCATTGATCTATTATACTACATTTCCAGTGAGTTGTAAACTATTTGGCTCTCTCAAAATGGAACGAAGTGTAATCAAAATCTACTGTAGCGACTGGAAATATTATGCCGGCATCCGTTGAAGTCAATTCGAGAGAGCTGAGATTAGTTGGAAATGAATCCTTGAATGTGTAAGTCCCCACCAATTTATGAGAAGAATTATGTATTAATATTTTTGAGTCTGATATTACCTCCCCCATTTTTTCGTATTCAGTGTCTCTTATCCTCACCAACCAATCTGAGATTTCGGTATAATTTAATAAATCCTCATCAACGAGGAACGTTAATCCTAAGGGGGAAAATACCAATTTATCACCGGGATGTTTAACGTCTGAGAATCTGGTGATTTGAGGGGTAGATTCCATTGATATGGATGGGATTGACATCTCAGTACAAGAGAATTCTACTCGGGGAAATGATTTATTTACAAATTTAAAATGCGAATTATTATAAGGATTCATGATAGTACCAAATTAAGGTGGAGAATAATATTTATATTCAAAGGAGATCAACTCCAATCGCTTGGGATATATTGGTGTACCCATCACGTTCAAGAAGTTCGGTGAGCCCCATATTGATTTCCCCCGAAATTTGCGGTCCATGAAAGATCATACCAGTGATTAGATGTATTAATGTCGCACCATTACGTATTTTATGATATGCATCCTCTGGTGTATCACAACCACCAATACCGATAACTATGAATTTATATTCTGAATCTTTAATGTGTTGGGCACATACTCTAATGATATGGTTTGTCATTGGTCTGAGAACATGACCACTCATACCACCCCTATCATACGGCATAACTCTTTTTTCAAGTTTACCCTTATGAAAAACGTAGGTAGTTACATCATCCTCGGGAACCAATGATCTCTTGGTTGTGAGATTACAAGTCAATATACCATTAATACCATACTCATGCATGACATCTATCATTTCCCGAATTTCATTGTCCGTATGATCCGGTCCAATTTTACAATATAGAGGTACGTCCTCAAGACCCATCAGTTCCCTGAGTGATCTTAACTTCAGCAATAACTCTCCCAGGTTATCCATATTAAAAAATGGATTAGATACCCCCAGATTCGGACAAGATAGGTTTATAGTGGTGTAATCACCAAAGGGAGCAAGTCTCTTGTACGAGGTTGTTAAATCCTCAATCGCCTCATCTGAACCGGAAATGCCATTTGTTGCAGATACAGATACACCACATACCCCATCAATAGACTTCCAATCAGATG